CTACCCGATTGCCATCTGCCAGCCCTGTCCGTGCCATGCCGCCGCACATCGCCCGCCCCAAGACCCGCCCCATGACGCGTGAGGAATTCGACGCCGCGGTCCAGCGCCTTCGCGCGGGGCTGTTAGATGACACAAGGTTCTGGAGTGGCATCGAGCGGGATTTTGCGGGATTGCTCGGGGCTGCGCGGACCGAAAGTGACGGTTTTCTGCGGGATTGCGGTGTAGGGCCAAAAAAATTGGCGATTGCGGGTAGTGTCTAGAGTCATGGCCCATTTAGACGATGAATTGCCAAGATCGGCTGGAGTGGTCCGATCTGGTGGGTTGGCCTTCTGAGGCGCGGAAATCTGCGGTTTATGGCCTTATGAGAGGCCTCTGATGCTGCTCTGAGGCGGGGCTGAGAGGGCTGCGAACCGGGACAGAACTTGGACATGGTTGTGATGCGCCTGCGAGGCTGCCTGAAACGGCGGATTTCCGACACTTTCCGGCCGATGCGGCGTGCGATAGCGGTGGCCTGAACCGGGCGCGAATTTTTGGCCCTATGATACAGGTGGTGGGTGGTGTAAGCGGGACAAGAAGTAGCCCAAGGATATCCCACTATGCGCCCATCACGTAACCAGCAGATCAACCGCGCACTTGCACTCCTCGATCGGGTCATAGCCCTCATCGAGGCGGAAGATGATGAGCCAGTCAGCCCAATTTCCCATGAGCCGATTATCCCTGCCGAGTTGGCTAGCCGCATCCGCTGTCGTTCTCCCTACTGGAAAGACGCGCAGGTGCGTTCGGCGATCGTCAGTCTTTATGGGCGATGCTCGATCAATGATGCTTCGGCCATACTGATTTCGGAGTTCGGCTCGGAACGAGCGCCCGGCAGGTCCGCCTTAGGCCGTATCTATGCTGTGATCGCCGAAGCAAGCCTGAAGGACAAGGCGGCTGCCTAGAATTTGGTCGGCAGCCGATCGAACCCAGAAAACGGATGGACTTCGCAAGTGCCGCGCCATTCTATCGTTAGGGGTGGGATGTTGCGATCTGGATATATCGTCTCAGAGTCGCCGACAAACTCACCTGTCTCCCGATTGATGTAAACATACATGAAGCCACGTCCTAGAGAGTCGTCGAACAAATCGTCATTGATAACGATGCTGCCGGGGTTCACCTTCACGATATCAAATATGCCCCTGCAGGCACCCTCGCAGTACTTGCTCTGCGCTAGGTCGAATGAGTAGCGCCTCTTCCACGACTGCACGTCAGTTCCGGTCCGCGAAACTGACTTAGTTGCCCCCTCGCAGATCAGGTCAAACTGTTCGTTGGCAGAGGCCGCTGGCGAGGCGATCAACACCAACCCAAGGCAGAGAGCGGCACCGAGCTTCATAGCTTCCTCACCACTGCGATGACTCGACCTATCACATGCAGCTCGCCATCGACAGCGGTCTGCGGGCGCACAAGGTGGTTATCGCTGTGCAGCTCGACCGCGCCGTCTGGGCGGTGGCGGAGGCGCTTGATCATGCCGATCTCACCATGGGTGACTGCCCATATCCCATCGTCCATTCGAGGTGTGTCCTGGGACCGGTCAATCAGGATGACTTCGCCGCTGCGAATGGTCGGCTCCATGCTGTCGCCATCGCCAATCGCCCAAAAGAGGTGGCGCGGTGCGGTGGCAGTGATCGACCGAAGCCACCCGCGTGAGAAAGGTCGGCGCTCGACCGCAACCGGGCTGTCAGCGAAGCTGCCACCCATGCCGTAACGCAGATCGATCTGATCAAGCTGGACGGTGTCGCCGTCGGCGCGATTATCGATCATGTAATCGGGATAGCTGAATGCCTGGCGTTCCTCCCCAGGGTGAGCATGTGGCCATCGAGGGAATGAAGGGTAAGCGGCTCGAAGTCGTTCAAGGGTTGAGGCGCTGAGCCTCGCCTCGGCAGTCCCGTTTGTCATCCGCTGGATCGTCCGGGGACTGACCTTCGCCTTACTGGCGACCTGAGCAGCAGACACGCCTGCAAAATCCACGAGAGCGCGGACCAACTGCATGTCTTCTTCTATGCCAGACATTGCAGGGCGCTACCAATTGTCAGGCGTAAATCGGAGCGGAAAAAAATACGTTGAGATGCGTAAATTATTACGCTACCTCTCCGCACATGGAACAGCAAAAGATCGTCAGGGATATCGAGCGGCGCGCCAAAGCGTCGCGCGTGTCCATCGCAGAGCTCTGCCGCCGCGCCGGCATCTCCCCGGACACCTTCTTCAAGTGGCGCAAGACGCCGCGGAATCCTGACCCGACGGGGGCGAATCTTCATTCGGTCGAGGCGCTCTATCGCGAGCTCAACAAGATCGAGGCGGACGACGCCAAGCGGCTTTCGGGCCGCGGGAAGGCGGTGGCGGCATGATCGATACCGGCTTTGCCGACACGCATGTGATCCGCCCGGTGATCCGCCGGATCGCGCTGAAGGGCGCGGTTGGCGATGTGCGTGCATCAATCGATGCACTTGCGGACCTCATGAATGAGCATCGCGAGCCGCTGGCCCGCGACGGGGCGGCCCTGCGCGAGGAGGGCATCAGCCTGACCGCTGGCGATCAGCAGCGCGGCGTCTGTGGCGCTGCGATCATTGGCCGCGAAGGCAACGCATTGCGCGAGGACGAGTTGCTGGAGGGCGTAAAGCTGATCGCGCAGCTGCTCGATCGAATTGATGTCGGCATTCGGCATGGGTTGTTCTCCTGTGCGAGTGATCAGGAGGCTAACCGGCCTACTGGCGGCGCGCATCGTCTATGTGGGGGTGCGCAATGAACGCTCGCCCGTTGCTGACCAGCGCTGCGGTGCTGGAGCTTTCGCCTGCCGACGTCATGATCCCCGACCGGATCGGCTTCCTGCACGAGGACAAGGCCGCAGCGCTTGGGCGTCTGATGGCGGTCGATGGTCAGCGCGATCCGATCAAGGTCGCGCGCAACCTGCCGAGCAAGTCGATCGAGGCTGTGGTCTCCGAGGGCAAGAAGCCGTGGCGGCTCGTCACCGGCATGCACCGCCTGATGGGGGCGACCTATGAGAGCATCACGGTCTTCGCGATCGAGGTGAAGGGCAAGCCGGAAGACCTCGCCGATCTGGAGGCTTCGGAGAACCTGCACCGCCGCCCGCTTGGGCCGATCGAGAAAGCAAAGTTCATCGCCGCACTGGCTGTGGCTGCGCAGGATCGGATCGCAAGGGAGCACGGCAACCTGTCGCAGCAGCAGTTGGCGGTGAAGGCCCGCTGGGACCGCGTGAAGCACTTCGAAGAGCAGGCCGAAGGTGCGCTGCGCGATGAGACAGCCGATACGTGTTCCAACATGGAACGCGTATACGGGTGGGAGGAATCCGTGCGTGATGCCTTCGATATGGGGCGAACCGCAGTATATCGCGCGCTGGCGATCCACCGGCTCATTGTGGAGCCATTCCCTGACCTGATCGAGGCGCTCGCAAAGCATCCGGTGGCCGGTGAGAACGCCAGCCAGCTGGCCGAGCTCACGCGACTGAAGGATGAGGGTATTCGCCGCAAGGTGATCGAGGTGCTGCTCGCCAATCCCGAGATCGGTGTCGAGGATGCCAAGATCGCAGCGGGTGCGGGGCCTGCGGTTCCGCTCGCCACGCCGGTAGCGCACCAGAAGCACTACAACGCGATCGAGGGAGCGTGGTCACGGCTGAGCCTCGACCAGAAGCGGCAGTTTGTCCCGAAGCTAGCCACGATGCTGACACCTGACATGAAGCGGGCGCTGCGCGACCGGCTCAACGAGGAGATGGGCGATGCCTAAGGTTGTCATCTGCGACTTCGCCGCTCTGCAGGAATACCGTGGCCCTTGCGGGCCGGCTGATGTCGAGTTCCGCATGGGCGATCTTGCCGTCGATGTGCTCGGCTCCACGACCGCTGAGGAGCTGCTCGTCGCGCTGCGCGGGTCGATCAACGAATCCGATTGCAAGGCATTGGTCGGCATCTTGCTCGACAACGGCCTGCTTTTCGACACCGTCGTCGATGAGGAAATCCGCTGATGCGCGGCGAGATTTCCTCCGGTCGGCACTCCAAGCGCCACCCGCTCGACTGGTATGTCGACGAGTTCTGGTGCGGTGAGCAGCTTGCCATCGCGCTGGATGACCTCGCGCTGGAAGGGCAGGAGGATCTGGCGATCTGGGATCCGTGCTGCGGCATGGGCAACACCCTGCTCGCCGCGCATGATCGGGGCTTTCCGACCTATGGTTCCGACCTCGTCGAGAACGTCGCCTATGCCAACTTCGGCGGAGGCGCGCCGCTGATCTTCCAGCCCGGTGACTTCCTTGAAACCAAGGCCGCGCCCGCGCCCTGCAGCCTGATCTTCAACCCGCCCTATTCCTACCGGAAGGGCATTCTTGAGGCCTTCGTCCGCCACGCGCTGACCCTGACCTCGCGGCGGGTCTGCATCCTTGTGCCGGGCAAGTGGCTGGCCGCCCAGGCGCGCTATCAGCTGTTCACCGATCACCCGCCGCAGGCGGTGCTGCACCTCTGCCAGCGGCCTTCGATGCCGCCGGGCGACATGATCGCGGCGATGGGCAAGCGCGCCTTCCGTGGCGGCATGATCGATTACTGCTGGATCGTCTGGGACGTGAAGCGCCCGACCCCGCGCGGCCAGACGCGCACGATCTGGCTGCCGCCGCTCGACCGCAATTCCGAAATCCTGTCGCTTGAGGAGGCGCTCTGATGCCCCGCCTGCCATCCGAAGAGGCGATCGCGCGCGAGATGCAGGAGACCGGGCTCGACCGGTTCCCTGCCATCCGCCGCATCCAGCAGCGCGCAGTGCTGATCGAGCAGCTGCGCCGTCCCGATCGGAGGGTCGCACGATGATCAGCCTGACCCCGCGCCAGCAGGATGCCCTGCGCTTCATCATCGGCTATCAGGAGGCCAAGGGTCTCTCGCCCTCCTATGTCGAGATTGCCGACGGCATCGGACTGCCGGGCGAAACTGCCAAAGCACAGATCCACCGCCTGCTTGGCCGCCTTCGGGAGCGTGGCGCGATCCGCCGCCGGTACTGCGCCGAACGGTCGATCGAGGTGCTGGAATACCTGCCGATTCCCCGCGCCCCCGATGGCGAGCCGCTGCACTTCGTGCGCATCGGAAGGATCGCGGCATGAAGCCCCTGACCGAACGCCAGCAGGACGTCCTGCGCTACGTCATCGGCTTTCAGGAAAGCCTCGGCGTAGGCCCGACCATCCGTGAAATCAGCGCTGCGGGCGTTGTGCGCGCAGAGCCGGGCTTCGACGCCGGTTTCACCCTGCGCTCGCTGGAAAAGCGCGGCGCGATCCGCCGGATGCCGTTCCTTACCCGCAAGATCGACGTGCTCACGCCGATCGCGATTCCGCGCGCGCCCGATGGCGAGCCGCTGCAATTCATCCGCATCGGGGAGAGCGCCTGATGGGCCTTTATCCGATCGAACGGGCGGTGCTGGATCGGCATGACGCGGGCGAAAGCGTTGACCGGATCACCCGCGTCACAGGCTTCCGGCGCGAAACGGTGCAGAACATCATCCAGCGTTTCGACGTCAACCTCGCCCAGGACATTCGGCGCGAGAACGCGCTGCGGCAGCACACCGCCCGCCTGGGCGAACTGGTGCGGCAGGCGGGAGGGCACCGCTGATGTCCGGCCTTTACGCTGGCGAGCAGGCGGTGATGGACCGTTACGCCCTTGGCCTGAACGAAGTCGAGATCGCCATCGAGCTCAAGATTTCGGCCGCCCGCGCGCGGGCGATCATCTCCACCTTCGACGACAATCCGGAGCACGATCTGCGGCGCGAAGAAGCGATCCGCAGGAAAACCCGCCGCTTCGGTCACCTGATCAAACGAGCAGGAGGACACCGCTGATGCCGCGTTTTGCCAGCCATGCCGAATACTGCCGCCACCACCGCAAGGTGATGGAGCTGGCGCTCGAACTGCAGGTCACCCCGATCGAGGCCGAGCGGCGGATGAAGGAAGTGGAAGAGCGCGAACGCCACCGCGCCCGCATTGCGCGCAAGGGCCTGCGCTCGGCCCTGCCGCCGCTGAGCCTGAAGCCCGAGCAGCAACCCGCACCGGGCTTCGACGATTTCGATGCCCGCTGGATGATGAGGGACTGAGATGACCGAGAAAACACTCACCTTCGACGCGCCGCGCGGTCGCCGCCCGGTCTTGCAGAACATCCCGATCGCCGAACTGGCGGTCGATGCGACCTATCAGCGCAGCATCGAGAATGGGCCCAGCCAAGCGCTGATCCGCCGGATCGCCACGCGCTGGGACTGGGGACTGTGTCAGCCGCTCGTCGTCTCGTCGCGCGATAGCGGGGCGGCACTGTTCGTGATCGACGGGCAGCACCGGCTCGAAGCAGCCAAGCTGCGCGGCGACATCGGCGATCTGCCTTGCGTTGTGATGGCCTATCCGGATGCTGCTTCTGAGGCGGCCAATTTCGTCGAGCTCAACCAGCGCCGCCGCCCGCTCAACGCTATCGAGCTGTTCCGGGCCGCTGTCGCTGGCGGCGAGGCCGAGGCGCTCGAAGTCGTCGATGCAGTCGAGGCTGCGGGGCTCTCCATTGCGACCCACACGAATAATTCGACATGGAAGCCGGGCCAGATCGGCAACGTCGGTGGGCTTCGCATCGCGCTGAAGCGACACGGCAAGCAGACTCTTACCCAAGCGCTCACGATCATGGGGCAGGCCTTCTACGGCCAGCAAATCCGGTTCGCGGGCACGCTGTTCCCCGGCATCGCTGCGCTCTGTGCAGCGGGCGATTCTGAAGGCCTGATGCAGCTGCTGCGCGCTCGATCGCAGGAACAGTGGCGCTCCCTGATCCTGCAGGCACGTGCGGCCGATCCCAATCTCGACGCCTACCTTGCCAGCGTGCGGGTGCTGCAGCGCGAACTGCGCGCATCTCTCGGCCAGTCTGGGCTGAAGGTCTCGAAGCCGCAGCCGATGTTCGAGCCGACGCCAGTGGTCAGCTTCAAGCCCGGTGCAGACGGCAAGACTTGGTGCGATCAGTGCGATGCCCGGGTGACGGCCAAGGAAGCATCCGCCTGTCGTGATCGTCACTGCTCGATGAGGAAGGTCTGAGCCGTGGCTGAGGTCTTCCTCACCCGGCACGCGATCCAGCGTTACCGCGAGCGGGTGGCCGATGTGCCTGCCGCTGCGATCTGGGCGGCGCTGGACACCCCGGCGGTGCGCATCGCCATCGACTTCGGCGCGCGGTTTGTCCGCCTGTCGGGCGGGCAGCGCATCGTGCTGGAGGAAAACCGCGTCGTCACCATCCTGCCGCGCGATCGCTGCCGCGGCTCGCTCGCCCGGCGCAATGATCGCCGGACCGATGACGGGGAGGCCCATGGCGAAAGCTAAAGCCCATCCCGGCCAGCTGCCGTTCGATTTCGCCGCGCCCGCGCCTGCCAAGGGCGTGGCCGAGCTGGCGGGGCTTGAACGCCAGATCGCCGAACTGGTCGGCACCGTGCTGGCCAGCGATTCCCGCAGCCGCGAGGAGATCGCGGGCGCGATGTCGGCCGTGCTCAACGATCATGTCAGCAAGGCGATGCTCGATGCCTATTCCAGCGGCGCGCGGCCCGATCACAAGGTTCCCGCATCGCGCCTGTTTGCCCTGCTGGTGGTGACCGACCGCGCCGATCTGCTTGATCCGATCATGCGCAAACTCGGCGCTGCGCTGCTGGTGGGCGAGGAAGTGAAGACCGCGCGCATGGGCCACCTGCAGCAGCTGATCAAGGCGGCGCAGGCCGAAATGCGCGCGCTGGGCGTGGACGCTCCGACAATCCGGGAAGGTAACGAATAATGGCCAGCAGAGCCGCAAACCTCATCCCACTCGAAGACGACGCATGGTTCACCGCCTCGGAACTGGAGGAGCTGGGCCTGCCCGGTCTGCCCGGTGACAAGCGCTCGATCAACCGGCGCGCCGAAGCTGAGCGCTGGGCCACCCGCCTCGGCACCGATCGCCAGCTGCTGGTGCGCAAGCGCAAGGGCCGGGGCGGCGGCGTGGAATTCCACTGCAGCCTGCTGCCCGGCGAAGCGCGCATCGAGCTCGCCCGGCGCGGCATCATCCGCACCCGCCCCGCCGAAGCCGGATCCGCGCAGGAATCGGCGTGGGCGTGGTTTGATCGGCAGAAAGCATCCGTGAAGGCCAAGGCGCAGGCCAAGCTGGAGGTGGTCACCACCGTCCAGCTGCTGATCGAGGCCGGTTCCACCACCACCGCCGCGGTGGCCGCTGCGTCGGATCAGCACGGCGTCGGCCGCTCCACCATCTACACCTGGCTGGGCGCGGTCGAAGGCATCCCGCGCACCGATTGGCTGGTCGCCTTGGCTGATCGTCACAAGGGCGGCGGTGCCGAGGCGGAAATCCACTCCGATCTGTGGGAAGCGTTCAAGTCCGATTATCTCCGGGTGGAAGCCCCGACGCTCACCAGCGTGTACCGCCGCGTCGGCCGCCTCGCCCGCCAGATGGGCCTCTCAATGCCGCATGAACGCACCTTCAGACGGCGTCTGGAGCGCGATATTCCCGCCGAACTGATGACCTTGAAGCGCGAGGGCGAGGAAGCCCTGCGCCGAGGCGTCCCGTCGCACCGCCGCAGCGTTGCCGAGCTGCAGGCGATGGAGTGGGTCAACATCGACGGGCACAAGTTCGATGTGTTCGCCCGCACACCGGATGGCCGGATCGTCCGTCCGATGATGGTCGCGATTCAGGACGTCTACAGCCGCAAGGTGCTGGCCCACCGCATCGGCACCGAGGAAAGCGCGGTCCTTACCCGCCTCGCCTTCGCGGATCTGTTCCGCGACTGGGGCATCCCCGGCCACGCCGTGCTCGACAATGGCCGCGCCTTTGCCAGCAAGTGGATCACCGGCGGCACCAAGACGCGCTTCCGCTTCAAGATCCGTGACGAAGAACCGATGGGCCTGCTGCCCGGGCTGGGCGTGAAGACGCACTTCACCATCCCCTATCGCGGCCAGTCGAAGCCGATCGAGCGCGCCTTCAAGGATATGTGCGATTCCATCGCCAAGCATCCGGCCTTTCATGGCGCCTACACGGGCAATAACCCGATGGCGAAGCCGGAAAACTACGGCAGCAAGGCGGTTGAATGGGACCGCTTCTGCGAAGTCGCGGCCATCGAGATTGCCGAGCACAACGCCCAGACAGGCCGCCGCACAGAGATGGCGCAGGGTCGCAGCTTCGATGAAGTCTTCGCCGAAAGCTACGCCACCGCGCCGATCAAGAAGGTGGTCGACCCGGCGGTGATGAGGATGGCGCTGCTCGCCGCCGATCAGAAGCTGATCAACCGCCAGACCGGCGTGCTGGAGTTGGAAGGCAACCGCTACTGGCACCCCGGCATGTACGCCCTGCGCGGTGAGCGGGTGACCGTGCGTTTCGATCCCGACAATCTCCACGGCTCGATCCACCTCTACGATACGCAGGGCCGTTACCTGCTGGAAGCGATGCTGCTGGCCGACGAAGGTTTCGCCACCACCGCCGGGGCGAAGGAAACCGCCAAGCGCGCCGCCAACGTCAAGCGCCGGGCCAAGGAGCTGGAGGCGGCCGAACGCCTGCTCTCGCCTGAGCAAGTCGCCGCGCTTCAGGCCGGGCCGCGCCCCGAAAACAAGCCCGAGGCGGGCGTCGTCCGCCCAGTCCGTCACGCTGCCGCCAGCGCGCGCAGCGATGCCACCAAAACCGCCACGTCCGAGCCCGCCAAGCTGAGCGTGCTCGAACGGGCGCGCATCGGCCGCGCGAAAATCGCGGCTGCCAACAACTGATCCGGAAAAACAGGAGAGCACAGGATCATGATCAACGTGAAAGATTTGCCGGTCGACGTCGAAGAGATGCGGCTGTGGCTCAACGGCTACCGCGAGCTCAGTGATCCGCCGACGCCCTGGAGCCAGCTGGCGCGGGAATCCGGCATCCCGATGGGGACGCTCAGCACCTTTGCCGCCGGCACTTACGCCGCGAAGGACGGCGGCGGCAATGTCGCGCGCAAGGTCTTCCAGTTCCGCCAGATGGTGGAATCGCAGTCGATGCGTCAGGCCAAGCTGCCGACCAACCCCGGCTATTTCGACACCCGCACCAGCTTGCGGATGCTCGATCTGCTGGAGATCGCCCATTCGGGCCGGATCACTGTTGTCGGCACCGGTCCCGGCACCGGCAAGACCTTCACGATGGACGAATATGCCGAACGCGCCGGATCGGTGGTGCGCGTGACGATGAGCCCCAGCAGCGGCAACCTGATGGCGATGATCCAGTCGGTGCTCGCCGCGCTGGGCGTTGAACAGCGCCGCCTGTCAAAGGCCGATGCCTCGGCGATGGTGATGGCGCGGATCACCGGGCGGCGGATGCTGCTGGTGATCGATGAAGGCAACTGGCTGACCCTCGAATCCATCGAACAGCTGCGCAACTGGCACGATATCGCCGGGATCGGGATCTGCATCTTCGGCAACGAACAGCTGGTGCAGACGATCAAGACCGGGCCGAAGCGCGATCAGCTCGCCCGCCTGCTCAGCCGCATCGCCAATATGCACGAACAGCGCACCCCGCTGTCCGAAGACGTCGCCACCTTCTGCGATGCCTGGGGGATCGAGCAGCCCGATATCCGCCGCTATCTGGAGAACATCGCGCTGACGCCCGACAGCGGCGGCTTGCGCGAATGCAAGCAGCTGATCGAGGCCGCGACGATGCTGGCCGTGGCCGAAGATCGCGGCCTCTCGATCAGCGATCTGCGCGACGCCCAGAGCGAACGCGCCACCCGGTGGATCCGGGCATGAGCGTGCGCGAGCGCATCGAGCGGGCGCGGCTGCGCTTCAACGCTCTCGATCTGGACCTTCAGGCCTACGTGGTCGGCTCTGCCCTTTGGGGCTTGGGTGCGCTGCTTATGCTTGCAGCCGAGCTTCTGGACCGAGCGGCATGATCCGCCTCATCGCCCTCTACCGCGAAACCGCGCGCGAGCTTGATGCCGTGCGCGGTCCCGGCACCGCCCGATCCGAAGCGATCGGGATGATCATCACCCTCGGCCTGTTCGCGATCGTCGCGCTCGGCCTTGCCGCCATCACAGGAGACGCCTGATGGGACTTGCCGCCACCACCACCGCCGTGCCTGCGCGCTTCGCGCCCAGCCCGCGCCGCCGCGCCATGACCGCGAAGATCCATCTCGCCAAGAAGCAGCTGCAGCTGGACGAGGACGATTATCGCCAGATCCTGCTGGAAGAAACTGGCCACACCAGCTCCGCCAATTGCACCGAGGCCGAGCTTGAGCGCGCGCTGAAGCGGTTCGAGGCGAAGGGGTTCAAGCCCCTGCCCAAGCCGGGCGCAACCGGCGCGTCCCGCCCGGCGCAGCATCCCGTCGCCCGCAAGGCGCGGGCGCTGTGGATCAGCCTCCACCACCTCGGCGCGGTCGACAGCCCGACCGAAAAGGCGCTGGAGAGCTTCGCCAAGCGGCAGCTGAAGTGCGAACGGCTCGTCTGGGCCGACCAGCGGCAGGGCTACAAACTGATCGAGGCGCTGAAGGCGATGGCCGTGCGGCATGGCTGGCCGCAGACCGGCCCGGAGGGTGAAAGCCTGCCGATCCGCCAGCTGCATCAGGGGCTGTGCCAGGCGATCCTCTGGAAGCTGAAGGGCGCAGACGAAATCCCGGACGACTGGACGATCGACACCGCCGCCTTCCGGCTGTGCGGCATCGCAACCGGCGCGGAAGGCCCGATGGACGCCGAGGCCTACCAGCGGCTCGCGGCCGCGCTGGGCAACAAGCTGCGCGCAGCGGGAGGTGCGAAGTGAGCGACCCAATCGTCGAAAAAGCGTTCTTGGCCGTGATGAACGCATCCGACCGCCAGCTGGCCCTGCCTCTGGCGGCGTTTGCTGAGCGGAACTTGCTGATGCGCCGACTGACGGTCGCACTGCAGGGCGTTGGCCATCACGAGCTTCAGGACGAGGTGATCGCGCTGCGGACTGCCCTTGGGAACATCATCGAAGCGTGGGCTGATGAAGATCATCATGCGCTGATCGAGGCGACCGAACAGGCCTACCAGCAAATGGTGAAAGACGCTGCTTTGCGGGTCGAAAGGGGGCTGTCATGAACGCCCGCACCACCTTCGATCGCCCCGCGCCCCTGTGCTACCACGAGGGCGAGCTCAACCGCTGCCCCCAGTGCAGCCGCAAGGCCTGGCATGTCGGCCGCACCACCGCCGAGTGCGCCCACTGCGGCCACCCGCTGCCGCTGGCGCAGGCGACCATCACCAGCTGATGACCATCCCCGCCGATCCTCTCCCCCAGGTGCTGGCCGATATCGCCATGATCGCGGGCGAGGAAGCGGCGCGCCGGGTGGCGGGGGCGGTGGGCGGAACGCGGGTTTACATCCCGCCGCAGCCCGGCCCGGATCACTGGCTCAGCAAGCTGGTCGGGGTCGATGCGGCCCGCAAGATCGCCGATCACTTCACTGCCGGCGTCGGCCCGCTGCGGATCGATATCCCGCTGGGCGACACCGGCTTCATCGCCAGCCAGCAGGCCCGGATTGACGCGATGATCGTGGCCGGAAGGTCCGAACGTGACATTGCGCTCGCCTGCGGATACACCGGCCGCGGCGTCCGCAAGCGCAAGGCGAGGCTGGCGGCGCTGCGCGATTCGCGGCAGGGCGACCTCTTCTAGGCCCCACTCCAGCCCAAGGGACGGAACACGTTCCGGGGCGCAGCCACCCCCGATTTCCCCCATCCAGCGGTGCCATGACCACCGCCCTCCTCTCCGAACGCATCCTGCTCGAAGTTGCCGAGCATGAAGGCCTTGTGCTCGAAGCCTATCGCTGCAGCGCGGGCGTTTTGACATGGGGTTTCGGCGTCACCGATGCGAGCGGGCACAAGGTCGGGCGTTACGATACAATGCGCGGCGGCGAACGCTCCACCATCGAACGCGCGGTCGAAGTCTTCGAATGGCTGCTGCGCACCCGATATCTGCCGCAAGTACAGGCCGCCTTCCGGGGGCGCGAGCTGACCGAGGCGCAGCTGGCCGCCGCGCTGAGCTTCCACTGGAACACCGGCGCGATTGGGCAGGCGGACTGGGTGCAGTCCTTCGTGCTCGGCCGCCGCGATCGCGCCTGGGCGGAGTTCATGAACTGGTCCAAGCCCCGCGAAATCATCCCGCGCCGCAAGGCCGAACGCGCGCTGTTCTTCGATGGCCGCTGGTCGCAGGACGGCGTCGTCACGATCTACGACCGGGTCAACCCGCGCGAGCCGCGCAACCCCGAGTGGCGCAGCGCCCGGCAGATCGACATCAAGGATGAAGTCCGCGCCGCGCTCCGCAAGGCTGCGGGTGCGGCATGACTTGGGCGATCCTGAAAATCTTCTTCCGGGGCGTGTTCGAGGACGTTCTGAGAGGCCTCTCAGCGGCGCTTAAGTGGCTGGTCAGCGACTGGCGGAACGGCCCGCTTGTGGTGTGCGCGCTGATGTGGGCGGCCCATGCGCTGCTGATCACACCGCGCCTTCGCGCCGATCTCGCCGCCAGCGAGAAGCTGGTCGAGGCCACCGAGCTGGCCCACCTCGGCACGATCGAAAACTTCATCGACGCCAGCAACCAAGCGCAGGCAGAGGCCGAGGCGAACGCCGCGCGCGTAAAGGCCGAACAGGAAAGGATCACCGATGCGACGCTTGCCGATCACCGTGCGGACCTTGCTGCTGTGCGGCACCGCTTTGACCTGCTGCGCCATGCTGACCGCCTGCGGGCGAGAGACGCCGCCCGAACCGATCCCGGCCGTGCCGACCCAGCTGGTCTGCCCGGCACCGGCAACGCCGCCGGCCGAGCTGATGCAGCGCCCGCAGATCATGACGTTCCTGCCGCCGGAGATCTAGCGCCGCAGCCGCTTTGCCCCGCCGGGCTGGTCTGCCTGACCATCGACGAGGCCGAGCAAGCCAGCGAAGACGCGCACCGCCACAACCGCCTGATCGACTGGCTCTTCGGCCAATCCGCCGTGCGCTTCGCTCCTGAAGGGGACCGCTGATGGATCTCGGCGAAAGATCGATCGAGCGGGCCGAGGAGTTCGAACGGCTCCAGCGCGATGCCGCCGTGCAGCGCATCCGCAACAGCCTGGTCGGGCTGGGTGAAGACTTCTGCCTCAGCTGCGGCGACCGGATAGAAGAGGCGCGCCGGATGGCGCTGCCGTCAGCCACACGCTGCGTCGATTGCCAGACCAAGATCGAGCGGAAGCGGTGATCGTGACCGAGCCCCTGTCTTTCACCAAGTTCCTCAGCGTCTGGCTGCCGACGCTGGCGGTCGCGATCGTGGTGCCCGATGTCCAGACCCCGCTGGGGGACCGCTTCCTGTTGGATCTGGCGGGCCTTCCGATCCCGGTGGTCACCTGCATCCTGGGCGCGATCGGCATCATTGCCGCGCGTCCCTTCACCGTCCGCACCGAGGCTGATCTGGGCTGGAAGCTGCGCCTGCTGGTCAGCTTCATCATGCTGATCGTGGTCCAGCTGTGGATCATCGAAAGCCGCCCCGGGTGGCTGTTCGCCTTCGTCGTCGCCATCGGCCTCGGCTTTTCCGGCTTCTCCCTGCTCGAACTGTTTGGCGAGCAGGTGAAGGATTTCGTGCGCCGCGCCTTTGCCGGGGCCGCCTCTACAATCAAAGGACCAGACGGCCCATGAGCCCCAGTAACCTCCTTGAGCTGGCGATCATCGCCTTCATCATCCTTGGCATCGCGGCGGCGATCTGGCGCGGCGGCGCGCGCAACCCTGTCGGCACCGGCGGGCTGGACAGGAAGATCATTGCGCTTTCGGGCGAGGTGAAGGCGGTCAACGAAAAGGTCGGCGAGATCGTCCAGCGGGTCGAAAGCATCGAAAAGGACACCGCCAGCCCCGCCGACATCAAGCGGTTGGAAAAGGCGATCGACAAGCTCGCCAGCGCGCAGGCCGATCAGGAATCGCGCCAGCGCGCGCTCGCCGACAAGCAGAGCGAACACGCGGCGATCTCGGCCGAGACGGCGGCCTCGGTCAAGCACATCGACAAGAACCTGACCCTGATCATGTCCGTCGTCGTTCCGAAGGGGATGGAGAAGTGAGCCTCAAAGCCGATCTCGCCGAAGCCATCGCCCGCGAAGCGCGCCTGCGCATCCTGCAGGTGCTGTCCGAGCAGACCGATGGCAGCCTGTCCGATCTGCTGCTGAAGCGGACGATGGACTATTACGGCTACCGCCGTGATCGGGACTGGATCCGCACCCAGATGCGCAAGCTGGAGGCGCTGGGCGCGGTCACCCTGACCGAGGCCGAGGAGGTGATCTTCGCCACGCTTGCGCCCGCCGGCCGCGATCATCTGGAAGAACGCAGCGTGATCGAAGGCGTCCTCCGCCCGGCCGAGGCGCGCTGAGATGGCGCGGAAGAACCGCAAGGAAGGCCGTGGGCATCTGTCGTCGATCGACATGCTGCCCGATGAGGCCGAGGCTGCGATCGTCTGGGCCAATGACCAGCTGCGCGAACGCAAGCTGCCGGCAGCGGTGATCCTGACCGAGTTCAACGAGCAGCTCGCCGATCTCGGCATCCCCGCGGTCAGCAAAAGCGCCTGGGGCCGCTATGCGGTGCGCAAGGCGATCCAGTTCCGCCGCCTGGACGAAATCCAGCGGATGGGCAGCGAGCTGTCCCGCACCATGGACGCCAAGGCCCCGGACGAGGTCACGGTCGCCGTGGCCGAGCTGCTGAAGGTCGCCGCGTTCGAAATCCTCGAAGAAGGCGATGTTTCGACCAAGGGCATCATGGAGCTGAGCCGCGCGCTGCAAAGCGCCGTCAGCGCCCAGAAGACCAGCGCCGAATATCGCGAGCGGTTGGAAAAGGAAGTGCAGGCCCGCCTTGCCGAAGCCGCCAAGGAAGCGGGCGAGATCGGCAAGAAGAAGGGCGTCTCGCCCGAAGCACTGGCCGCGATCAACCGCGCGCTGATGGGGCAGGGCTGATGGCTGACAAGGACGTTTTCTGCAGCGACTTCGAGGGTGCCCACCTCGTCGGCAGCAAGATCATCGAAGCGGCCGATAGGGTCGCGGAGTTGCACAAGATCGTGCCGGGCAGCCGAGCGACTTGGGGCTTTACGCTCGACGGCGTCAGGTTTGAAGTTGTCATCACGGTCGGGAAGCCGACCGATGGGTAACGCCAAGTGCATCCCCGCCGCGCCCGGCGCGATCTTCCTGCCGTACCAGTCGCGCTGGATCGAGGATGGTTCGCGTCTCAAGCTGATGGAGAAGGCGCGCCAGATCGGCTTGTCCTGGGCGACGGCTTACGCCTGCGTCTCGCGCACCGCGCTCGCCACCGCCCGGCTCGACCAGTGGGTCAGCTCGCGCGATGATATCCAGGCGCAGCTGTTCCTTGAAGACTGCAAGTTCTGGGCGGGCAACCTGTCGATCGCCGCCGCCGATCTGGGCGAACAGGTGCTCGATCCGCGTGACCGGCAGACCGCCTATGTCCTGCGGTTCGACAGCGGCCGCCGGATCAATTCCATGTCCTCCAACCCCAACGCGCAGGCCGGTAAGCGCGGCGGGCGCGTGCTGGACGAGTTCGCCCTGCATCCCGATCCGCGCAAGCTGTGGACCATTGCCTATCCGGGGATCACCTGGGGCGGCGCGATGGAGCTGATCAGCACCCATCGCGGCAGCCAGAACTTCTTCAACCAGCTGGTCCGCGAGATCAAGGAACAGGGCAATCCCAAGGGCATCAGCCTGCACACCGTCACCCTGCAGGACGCGCTGGATCAGGGCTTCCTCTACAAGCTCCAGCAATCGATCCCCGCTGATGATGAAAAGCAGGCGATGGACGAAGCCGCCTATTTCGATTTCGTGCGCAGCGGCGCGGCGGACGAGGAAAGCTTCCAGCAGGAATACATGTGCCGCCCGGCCGATGATGACGCGGCGTTCCTCGAATATGATCTGATCGCCCGCAGCGAATATGCCGAAGGCGTGGACTGGCAGACGATTGAGGGCGGCACCCTGTTCGCCGGGATCGATATCGGCCGCAAGAAAGACCTCACCGTCGTCTGGGTGATCGAGAAGCTGGGCGACGTCTTCTACACCCGCCACATCGAAGCCCTGCAGAACATGACCAAGCCCGATCAGGAAAAGGTCATCTGGCCGTGGATCGGCCGGGTGCTGGAAAGCGGAGGTCGGGTGGCGATCGACAACACCGGCCTTGGCATTGGCTGGGTGGATGATGCCCAGGCGAAGTTCGGCAAGTACCGGGTCGAGGGCGTCAACTTCACCGCGCAGTCGAAGGAGGCGCTGGCCTATCCGGTGCGCGGCACGATGGAAGACCGCCGGTTGCGCATCCCCAACAGCGGCCCGATCCGCGCCGATCTTCGTTCTGTCACCAAGCAGGTGACCGGCGCGGGCAACATCCGCTTCACCGCCGAACGCACGCCCGATGGCCACGCCGACCGCTTCTGGGCGCTGGCACTGGCGATCCACGCCGGCAGCGACAGCAAGTCCGCGCCCTGGCGTCCGTTGGCCGGGATCACGCCGCAGGGCAGCAGCCCCATCCTCGACCTCGATGCAAACTGGATCCCGGCATGAAGACTGGCTCGCATAACCTCGGCGCTAATGCCTTCGCCGCCACCACGATCGCCAAGGTGAATGCGGGCGGGCTGATCATCACCCAGTTCGTGCCCGGCGGTGGCGGCGGCAAGAGGGAGATCACGCTGTCCGCAAACCAGATCGAGCTGCTGAAGGAACTGCTGGCATGCAGGACGCCGATCAGCGCCGCATCCTCAACCTTGGAGGTGGCCGATGATCCTTGCCCAGCCGGACACCCGCAGCGGGATCGCGCGCGTGCGGTTCGAGATCCAGCGGATCGATTATGCCGCGCCCGAAGCCAGCGGGCGGCAGGGCGGGGTGCAGGCGGGCTTTCCGCTGTGGATTGCCCGGTTCGAGATCGACCGGATCGATCCGGTCTCGTCCGATGAATGGCAGGCGTTCCTCGACCGGATGCGTGGCCGCATCCGGCGGTTTTACGGTTGCGACCCGACCCGGCGGTTCCCGCGCGCCTATGGTTTCGGATTTGGCGGGTTGGTGCGGGCCGGGACGATGACAGCCTTCACCGGGCCTGCCACCAGCTGGAGCCAGTCGATCACGGCTGACGGCGATGCGCAGATGACCTTGAACGGGCTTCCGGCCGGGCTGGTGATCAGCGTCGGCGATTATATCGGCCTGCGCTGGGATGCGGCGGGCCTTGGGGCGGGCAACATGCAGCGCCGGACGATGGCGCGCGCAGTGCTGCCTGCCACCGCCAACGGCAGCGGCGTTGCGGTGGTCACGGTCGAACCGCCGGTCAACACCTCGCTGGTGCCTTCGGGCGCGATTGCGCACCTCGATAATCCGGTCTGCGTGATGCAGCTGGCACCCGAGGAGAGCGAGCTTGGGCCGATCGGCGCGGGCGGCATCCGGAACGGCGGCGGGATTGTGGCTGTGCAGGATCTGAGACCGTGAGGGCTTTGGCATGAAGACGATCGCTCCAGCGGCGCTTGCCGCGCTTCAGGCGGGGACCGCCATCGTTTCGGGCGCGGTGGAAATCGCCTGCGATCCGGTGCTGCGCGTCTGGAGCGGATGGGGGCCGATCACCTTTGACGGACGGGCATTTGAGCCGATCGGCGATCGCGGGCTTGTCCAGGTAGTGGGCGGGGCGCTGGGCGATGCGGCGCAGAACATCACCCTGACCCTTTCGGGCATCGATCCCGAAACCGCCGCGCTGCTGGATGCCGCCGAGGTGGCCGGTGCCCCGGCAACGCTGTGGCGGCTGATCTTCGACCAGACCGGCAGCACCCTGCTGAGCGCCGATGTCTGGGCGCGCGGCCGGATCGACACGGTCGAGCGCGAGGAAGAGATTGGCGGCGTGGCCAAGATCACCGCGCAGCTGGAGACAGCCGCCAAGGGCATCGGCCGGCGCGGTGCGCGGATGCGCAGCGATGCCGACCAGCGCCTGATCGATCCTTCTGACGGCTTCTTCAAGAACATCTCATACGCCGGTGAGAAGACGCTTTACTGGGGCGGGCGGCGTCCGGCGCGGGCGGGATCGGCGCTGCCGGGCGCGGGTGGCGGCTTCAGCGGCCAGCTGTCCGATGTCGCCCTCGAAGCGATCAGGCTGTCACGCTGATGCAGCGCGATTATGCCGCCCTGATCGCCGCAATCGAAGCGCATTCGCGGCGCGGCTTCCGCTGGCGGCGCGGGCGCGATTGCGTGAGCTTTGCCGCTGCCTGCATCCAAGCCCAGACAGGGCATGATCCGCTGGCTGATGTGCCGCACTGGCGGACCCGGCGCGAGGCGTTGGCCTTTTCGCAGGCGCAGGGCGGGCTGGAAGCGGCCATCGACGCCCGCCTTGATCGCACGCCCCCGGCGATGGCCCGGCGCGGCGATATCGCCGGCCTGCCTGACCGGTTGTTCGGTGTGCGCCTGATGGTGATCGAGGGAGAGACGCTGGTCGGCCCCGGTCAGCATGGGCTGGAGCGGCTGCCGCGCAGCACCATGACCATCGCCTGGTCTGCGGCGGGGGCTGACTGATGGGTAGGATCGTCCGCCCGATCGTCCAAGTCTTTGCGACAGCCGTTGGCGCTGCCCTGGGCTTTCTCATCGGCGGCCCCTTGGGCGCGGCGATTGGTGCGGCGCTGTTTTCGACCGGCGCCCGTTTGCTGCTCGGCAAGCCCAGCGGCCCGCGCCGCGCGGCTGCCGCGCAGCAGCTCCAGCTTGGCGAGCAGCCCCGACAAGCTGTGCTGGGGCGGGCGGCGGTGGGCGGCACGCTGGTCGATGCGTTCAATTATGGCGGCAAGTACGGCACCGATTGGGAGGTGCTGGTGATCGCGCTGGCGGATCACCGCTGCGATGCGCTGGAAGGCTTCTTTGTCGACGACACCTATGTCGCCTTTGCCGGTGACGGGACGGTTCCGGGCTTCAACAACCAGCTGCAGGTGTTCTTCCGCAATGGCACCTGGGACCAGACCGTCCCTTCGATCCTGACCACCAACGGCCCGGGCTGGACCGCGAATGATCGCGGGCGCGGGGTCACTTATGTCGTCGCGGCGTACCGGTCTGATGCCTCGAACGCCAAGAACCCGGTCTATCCCAGTGGCCGCCCTCGCTTCCGCTGGGTGCTGCGCGGCCTGCGCTGTTATCAGCCGAGGAAGGACAGCACGGTCGGCGGTAGCGGCGCGCACCGCTGGGACAATCCGGCGACGTGGGAATGGACCGAAAACCCGATCGACATCCGGCACAACTGGGTGCGGGGCATTTACGCCGGCGACCGGGTGAACGAGCCGGGGATGCTGCTGGTCGGCCGGGGGCTTTCCGCGATCGAGGCCCCGCCCGCCAATGTCTTCCCCCGCGCCAATATCTGCGACGAAGTGGTGGACGGCGCAGCCCGTTACCGGATCGGCGGCCTGGTCGCCTCCAACGAAGCCTTCATCGACATCGAGAGCGATTTTGCCGCGTCTGTCGGCGGGGTGATCAGCCAGCCTGAAGGCGCGGTCGAGGTTGATCCGGGCGAGGCCAAAGCCCCGATCGCGCACTTCACCGATGCCGATCTGCTGGTCGGCAGCAAGGTGATCTGGAACGAGGCCATTCTCGGTCAGCAGGACCAGAGCTGGATCAACACGGTCGGCGCGCGATTCGTCGATCCGGCGCAGCGCTGGAACCTTCGCGGCGTGCCGGTGCGGCGCGAGCTGGCCGATGTGGTGGCCGACGGCGGCCCGCGCGAGGTGCAGCCGCAGCTCGACATGGTCACCAACGCGCCGCAAGCCCAGCGCCTCGCCGAAATCGTGCGCCGTCTGGGCCGCTTGTGGGGCCGGGCGCAAGTCACCCTGCCGCCGCGCTTCGCCTTCATCGAAGAGGGTGACTGGGTCACCTGGCAAAGCGATCGCCGGTTCGGCGGGACGACGCTGACATTCCGGGTCGAAGGCTGGGGATCAGGCCCCAACTGGCACCACCAGCTGACCCTGCGCCAGATCTCGGCCAGCGTGTTTTCGGACACTGCGCCGCTGGATGATGGATCGGTCGCCATCGATCAGGATGCTCCGCCCGCGATTCCCGCGCCGGATGCGGACGAATGGGCGCTTTCGGTGGAAAATGGCGCGGTGCTGGTGCTGATCGGCGCGGTCGATGATCCGGCCGCCGAGGGCGTGTTGTTCGAATATGTGCAGAGCGCGACCGCCCCCGATCTGTCCACCGTCTGGACCGAAGCCGGGACCAGCAGCCGCGATGCGACCCGGCGCGAGATCGTGGTCAATCAAAGCGCGCGGTTTTACGCCGCCGTCTCCTACATCATCGACGGCGTCACCGGCGCGCGCCGCGTGCTTGGCCCGGTCGACACGGTTGTTTCGGCAGGCGGCGGCGGAGGCGGACGCACCGGACGCGTGGAGACCAGCGCCGGGACGGTCGACAATAATGACTGGCAGACCATCGCTTCGCTGACACTGGTCGCAGCCCCGGCCGGGCGGGTGAATTTCGGCGTGGGTCTGTCGTTCCTGAACCCGGTCATCGCGACCGGCACGGCTGATTTCGAAGCCCGCCTGAGGCTGGACGGCACCACGACGCTTGAATCGCTCCCGTCGCAGAATGTCGTCACCGGCGGCGTGCTCAGCCTTGCCGATTTCAGCGAGCTTTTCGTCGGGTCTCATGCCGTGGGCGCAGGCAACCGCACCTTCACGATCGAGCTGCGCCGGACCCTCGGCACCGGCACGATCAGCGAAACCTCAACGGCTCTCGAAGCCACCATTATCGCCACCTGAGGACATTATGGACCAGCACCCGGAAATCATCGCCGCCCCCTACACCGTCTGGATCGCCCCGGTCGGGACGGCCTTCCCCACGATCGACGAATTGCCCGGCGAGGCATGGTCGCTGCTGGGGACCAACGGCGATCGCAACTATTCCAGCGGCGGGGTGACGGTGATGCACCAACGCCAGATCGTCCAGCCGCCGCCGCCTGCCGGGCAGACGGTCTCGACTGTGGCGATGGCGGAAAGCGAGATCCTGCGGGTGCGCCTCGAACTGTTGGACATCACGCTTGAGCAATATGCGATTGTGATGGGCGGCAACGCGGTGCTGACCACGCCGCCAGCGCCAGGGGTTTCGGGCTTCAAGGTGATCGGGCTGGCGCTGCCGACTGGCGTGCTGCCGCCCTTCGCCGTGCTTGCCCGCGGCCCTTCGCCATATGCGGACGGCATGATTGCCCAGTACGAGCTGCCGCACTGCTGCGAGGCAGGCAGCCCCCAGCTGACCTTCCGCAGCGGCCAGCCCGCTGGCATCAGCGTCGATCTGCTCGCCTTGCCAGACAGCGCAGCGGCCAGCCAGGCCACCCGGTTCGGCCGCCTCGTCGCGCAGTATGCCGAGGCGCTGCCGCCGCCGCTGCCCGAACTTGCGGCATTGACCCTGTCTGCCTCCAGCATCGTCGAAAACTCGGCCGAGGACACGCTGGTCGGCGCGATCGAGGGCGAAGTCGAAGGTTCGACCATCAGCCTCGTCACCGACGCCGGCGGGCGGTTCAAGCTGGTGGGAGGCAATATCGTCGCAGGCGCAACGCCGACCGATCGTGAAGCCGCAACGTCGCACAACATCACCATCCGTCAGGCCGCGCCGGGCTATGGCAATTCGCCCAATGACACCGTCCTGACGATCACCGTCACCAACGTGTTCGAAGCCCCGACGCTGGCCGCGCTCTCGATCCCTGCGGTGGTGCGGCGCGGCCAGACGGTCAGCATTTCCGGCGCGACCGCTGGCAGCGCGATCACCGGAACCCTGCCGTCGGGCTGGACGCTCAACAGCGGCGCGCGCACGATTGCGATCGGCGCTGGCGCGGCGCTCAATGCGCAAGACTGGTCGCTGACCGAAACGCTGGCGGATTCGGCCAACTCGCCGCGCACCAGCACCGGCAGCAGCCGCGTGGAAGAACAGGCCCCGCCGGTCACGCCCGATCTCTGGTACGATTTCACCAACCCGGACAACGCCACGCTGAGCGGCGCCAACGAGGTCGATGCCTGGGCGCCCGAAATCGGCAGCTTCACCGCCACCCAGACCGGCACCGCGCGCCCGGTGTTCTTCCCTGATGACACCGCTACCGGCGGGCCGAAGGGGCGCATCCGCTTCACCTCGGGAGATTTCCTTCAGATCCCGGCAGGCTTCACCTTTGATCGCCGCGCGCACACCGCCTTCTTCGTCACCCGGCGCGGCGCGAACGAGACCGGGCGCGGCACTTTCCTGATGAGCACCGGCGCAGCGGCGAATTTCGGGGTTTACGCCTGGGACAATGCGCAGCTGTTCTTCTGGCTCGGAACAACCGGGCAGGCCACCGGGCTTGGCGTCGGGATGGGGGCTTCGTGCCAGTGGATCGCGGCAGGCGCTGCCGACGTGCGCGCAGGCTCGGACAACCTCAGCTATGCGCGCGGCACCCCGCTGACAGCCGGGACGTTCGGCGGCGGGCGGATCGGCCTGTGGACCGGCACCAACTTCCCCTACACCGGCGACATGCAGGCCGCGCTGTTCTTCCAGCGCGAACTGAGCCCGGCCGAGATCGCGCAGCTGCAGGACTGGGCCAACACCCGCTTCCGCGCCCCGGCTTCGGACAACACCACCGTGGTCATCGTTGACGGCGACAGCATTGACGAGGGCATCCAGCTCCAGAACCCGCAGCTGACCCCGCACGCCACCGACTTCAGCTGGCCCGCCCAGTGGCAGCTGCTGCAAGGGGCCAATGCCCCGCGCATCGTCAACCTCGGCAAGGGCGGCGCGGCGCTGGCGAACGAAACGGCCGCGCTCGATGTCATCCGCGAGCTTGGCTACAACAGCGGCTATGCCAAGCGGATCGTGATCGGCGGCTATAGCCACAACGATATTCAGGGCGGGCGCACGGCGGCCCAGTTTAGTAGTGATCTCGACACCTGGATTGCCAACCTGCGCGCGGCCGATCCGGGCGTGATCATCGGCTACCGGACGTGTCTTGAAAGCCCGACCTTCACGGTCGGCGAAGAAGCGGTCCGCGTTGCGGTGAACAACTACATCAAGGGCGCGGTGGTCGATCTCGACTTCTTCGAGGACCTTGCCGCGCTTCCGGGCCTCGCTGGCGGCGCGGGCAAGGTTGACGACGTTCACCCCTCCAGCGCCGGTTACGCGATCATGGCGGGCGGGATGCCCAACCTTTCGGCGCAGATCGCGTGATCGCGCTCCGCATCATCCCCGCGCTTCGCTGGCGCGAGATCAATGGCAACCCCTCAACCCTTCCATCCCAAGGAGACCGCTGACATGCCCCGTCGCAAGCAGGAAGCCGCCGCCGCGCCCGCCGATGCCGCCGAAGCCACGCTGATGATCGGCGAATATGTCGCCATCGACCGTGACATCGCGCTGGAGCGGCTCGCGGCCGAGGCGGTGATCGACAAGGTCAAGGCCCAGCGAGACGCCCGCATCGCCGAGCTGCAGGCGCAGGCCCAGCCGCTGTTCGCCGGGCTGAAGGCGTGGTGGGAGGCTGGCGGGAAGGACGAGCTGGCCAAGGGCAAGCGATCGACCGAGCTGGCGGGCGCGAAGATCGGCATCCGGCTGACGCCGCCGGCCGTGAAGCTGAAGCGCGGTGTGAAGCTGGGCGATGTGGTCACATGGCTGAAGGATCTGCGCTGGACCCGCGCAAAGGACTTCCTGCGCACCAAGACCGAGCTCGACAAGCAGGCGGTGATCAAGGCGGTGCAGGCGGACGAGGCGATTGGCGACAAGTTCGCCGCGCATCTGTGGATCGAGCAGACCGACGAATTCTTCATCGACACCGGCCTCGATGAAGACGCGCTCAAGAAGGACGTGGCGGCCACGGCTTCCGGCAACTGATCACCTGAAAGGACACGACGATGCCCATGCAATTTTCGGACACGCTCCGCGCCGCGATGCTCAACGCTGCTGAAACCCATATCGGCGCCAGCCCGACCTTGCGCATCCGATCGGGCGCGAAGCCGGCCAGCTGCGCAGCTGCGCGCACCGGCACCGTGCTGGCGACGCTGGTGCTGCCGGCCGATTTCATGGCCGATGCGGTGGCCGGGGTGAAGGGCATCCTCGGCATCTGGCAGGACAGCGCGGCCGATGCGGCCGGGATCGCCGGGCATTTCGAGATCGTGCAGGGCGCAACCTGCCACATCCAGGGCGATGTCACCGGCACCGGCGGCGGCGGCGACATGGAAATCCAGAACACCAATATCGCGGTGGGCCAGCCGATCACGGTGACCGCCTTTACGCTCAACCTCGGCGGGGCATAAGGCGATGACGATCAGAACCGAAAGCGAGCTGCTCGATGCGCTGGGGAACAACAATTCCCGCCTCGTGATCGACAAGGCGGCGGTTCCGAACACTGCCAGCGGCCAGCTGCTCAGCTTCTGGCGCGCCGCTGGCCAGCCTGCTCAGGCGGCCATTCCGGGAACGACGCCGGCGGTGCCGACGCACGCAACGCTGGGTGCCCCCGACTTCACGCAGCAGACCGCGCCAGCGACCAGCCATCTCGGGTGGATGCACCTCAGCAGCAACTTCAACACCCAGACGATCGAGATTCACGATCGGATCGCGCATATGGGCGGGCTCGTCCTGAACGTGACCACCGCGCAGCCGATCACCGGTCTCGATCTGGCACCGGGCGCGCTCAACCCGCCTGCTGACCGGATCGGGGCTGCCGATTTCAGCGATGTCCAGTGGTTCCTCGAAGTCTATGCCGATGGCGGCGCGACGGCTGCTAACGCGACGATCGCGGTGGTCTACAACGATGCGAGCACCGGCAGCCTTCTGGCTCTGGCGGTTGGCGGCACCCTGCGCGCGGGCCGGATGATCCCGCTGACGCCGCTGATCCCGCCCGCCGATCAGGGCAAACGCATCCGGGCGATCACCAGCGTCACCCTTTCGGCGAACACCGGCGTGGCCGGCAATTTCGGCTTCACCTGCACCCGCCAGCGCACCGCCTGCGCGCTGTTCGTGGCCAACAAGGGGGAGACCTTCGACGCGGTCGCGATGGGCTTCCCGTCGGTCCCGAACGGATCCTGCCTGATGTACGCCTGCCTCACCACCACCACCAGCTCTGGAACCATTCGCGGCCAGGGCAAGATCGTCCACGGATAGCCAGCGGTGCTGTTTTTCCGATCCTTCCTCGGCGGACCAGCGCCCCGCAGCCTCCTGACGATCGGGGTGGGCGGCGATCTGCTGGGCTTGTGGGTTTTCGGCGAGCAGCCTGCTGACGGACTGACCGCCACCGCCAGCGGCACTCTTAGCCTTGGCGGCGCTGCCTCGGCCGAGCTGAGGGTCGAAGGGGCCGCCAGCGGCTCACTGGGCCTTTCAGGCAGCGCTGCGGCGCAGCTGGCGGTGCGGGCTTCGGGCGCGGGCACGCTGGCGCTGGGTGGTTCGGGATTGGTGGCAGCCCGGCTCGATGCCTCGGCTGCCGTCTCGATCGGGCTGGCGGGCAGCAGCGCCGGTGCGGTGGAAATCACCGGCGAGGCCAGCGGCAGCCTGTCGCTGGGCGGGGTTGCGCTGGCTGAAGGCCCGTCGACGCCGCCGGTGCTGGTCGGCACCATCCGGGCCGAGCGCCGCGTCTTCACCATGCCGGCCGAGCGCCGGGTCTTCACCGCGCAAGCCGAGCGCCGCGTCTTCGCGATCCGGGCCGAGCGCCGGGTCTTCACCATGCAGCAAAGGGCCGCCTGAGATGGATTACGAAGAGACAGCCGATCCCAAGAGCCCCGCCGCGATCCTGTTTCACCAGGTCGACGCGCGGCCGTGGCTACCGGAGGGCCAGACGCTGGCGTCGGCCGTGACGGCGACCGTCAGCCCGGCGGGCGGGTTGGTGGTGGATCAGGTGGCTGGCGCGAACGGCTTCATCAATTACCGGGTGCGCGGCGGCGTGGCCGATCAGGACTACATCGTCACCTTCGGCTTCGGCACGGAAGGCGGCGCTTGGGCGGACACCTGGAGCATCCGCTATCCGGTGCGCTGAGAGAGATTTCCTCCCTCGTGAAAACGGGGGTGGCCGGGGCGGGCCAACGCCCCGAACCGCGAGGCTGTAACTCGCACCTGGGGCCGTCATGACCGGCCCGTCTGGCTCCCCCGGCCGCAAGCGGCGGAGCTGATCTAGGTGTGACAGATGAAAGAAGAGTATAGGTGCGCATCTTGCCGCGCACTGCTGTTTCGGGCACAACCCGGAGCGCTGGCAGGCGAGATCGAGGTCAAGTGCCGCCGCTGCCGGCAACTCAATTCATGGAGGCCATCGAGCCCTTCTCGGACCGCCCAGAGCGACCCCTGAGGAGATCCTGCCCATGTCCCTGCAACCTGTCCGCCCCGTCCAGCCGATCGCCCCTTGGCTGGGCGGCAAGCGCGCTCTCTCCCGCCGCATCGGGGAGCGCATCGCCGCCATTCCGCACACCCGCTATGTCGAGCCCTTCGTCGGGATGGGCGGGGTGTTCTTCCGCCGCCCGGCCCGCCCGAAGCTGGAGGTGATCAACGATGTGAATCGTGATGTCGTCACGCTCTTCCGGATCCTTCAGCGGCACTACCAGCAGCTGCTCGATGTGCTGAAGTTCCAGCTCTACAGCCGGGCAGACTTCGAGCGGCTGCGGGCGACGCCAGCCGACCAGCTCACCGATCTGGAGCGGGCAGCGCGGTTCCTCTACTTGCAGAAGACCGGCTTCGGCGGGATGGGGCGGACGTTTGGGATCGACTACTCCCGCCCGCGCTGGAGCCTCAGCAAGCTGGAGCCGATGCTGGAGGCGGTCCACGAGCGGCTTGACGATGTGCTGATCGAGTGCCTCGACTTCGGCACCTGCATCGAGCGCTATGACAGTCGGCCGGGGACGCTGTTCTATTGCGACCCGCCCTATTGGGGGCACACCGATGACTACGGGAAGAACATCTTCTCAGAGGCTGATTTCGAGCGTCTGAGAAGCCTCTTAGGCGGGCTCCAGGGGCGCTTCATCCTGTCGTTGAATGACCGACCCGAGGTGCGCGAGCTGTTCGCTGGGTTCGAGATGGAGGAGGTTTCCCTCAACTACCGTGCTGGGGGCGGCGTGACTCCGGCGAGCGAGCTGATCATCAGCGGCTAGGCCGAGCCGCGGCTGCTACTGGAGAGGCTGGAGCGTGCCGCGAAGTGCTCCAGAACCTTGTGTCAAAGACTCCAGAACCTTTTGTCGCGCTACAGGGGCCGGTTTTGGTTTCTGGAGAGTGTCTCCCGTGTCTCACCGTTCAGCGTCGACAGCGCAGGGATGAACGGTTAGGGCCGGATCGGCAGGCAAGGTGGAGCGGGCCC